GGCATTTTTCTTCAGCCTCTTTTTTCCACTTTCCACCGTATGTGTCTGTTACATAACTCTCGTCTGTAACAAATCCCATTGCATGTATTTTTTCATCTATTGAAATACGCCTAGCTAGGTCTTCGTTGTCGAATACTCTCCATACCGTAGGCAGCTTCGCGTTAGGGAAGTTCCACTCTGTCAGCCAGCGTATTATGCTCGTATTGAGGCTTGCGCATAGCAAATCCGCATCGGCTTTTACTATATCGGCCCTTACTTCGCTTTGTGTTTGGTCGTTGCCTAGCTTGCCGGGTGTGCCCTGTGTGCTGGCGGTTTGGCCGATAATTACTACCAGTATTGCGGCGTTCATGAGCGCGACAAATGCTCCATGCTCAGCGCTACCGCTTCTCTTGCTTTCTAGTAGCTCTGCACGCATTCCTTCCGGCATTATCACCGCCGAATCTTGTCGAATCGCCTGTAGGGCGTTGAGTAGCTTTGTTTGATCTTCTGGTAATGCGCCGGGCGGAAAATAGCCAATCCCTGTCGGTGCTCCGAATTTTTCAAGTGCCACTGCCCAGAATTTAATTCCGTTACGCTTGAACCATACTAGCCAGTATAGCCAATGCCCCAGTCCCAGCCCATACGGTGCATCGTCGTGATCTGCGCCGGTGGCAAATATCCAAAACTTACGGTCTGGCAGTAATTCACCTTGCGGCATCTGGATTGTTTTTAGCCGTAACCTAGCTTCTCCATCGAAACCAAAGCGCCTTCTGTCACGCACCCGGATCGCATCTATTCCGATTTGTTTTCCGTCGCTACTCCAAAGCACTTCTGCTACAGAGAATCCATAAAATATCGCTTGCAGCATCTTGCTGCACACGTCGTCGAAGTTGATCGCATCAAGTTGAGAACGCACGAACTCCGCAGCGGCCTTATCCACTGCGCGTGATCCGCCTGGCCTTACCTCCCACGGTCGCGCAATTACCGCCTGTATCCGCTGTTGCAGCGCTGATTTTACGTGATCGTCCCGCAGCACGTCCCGATACAGGGCATAATCGCCGCTGCCTCTGGTCTGCAATACCGTGTCATCGGGTAGCTCTAGTTGGTTGGGGTCAACATAGCCCCTAGTGATGTCGCGCCCGTCTCTTGTGGTGGCGATCTCGCCCAGCTTGGGTTCTATTTTGGCCATAGCCCCAGACTCAGCGCCGTGCCACAGCCTAGTTAAAATCTGCTTTAATGCCATTTAATAGCCTCCAAAGTTTTGCTCTCCCGATACCGTTCCCCATCCAACTTTCGTTATTTTTTGTCTTTCCGCTAACTCGTTAGTTCTTGGTATTGAGAGAAACTCTATGCGTGAACCCTTATTTGCCTCTGCCGCCTCAAGCGCTAAAGCCAGCGCCCAAAATCTGTCTGCATGTCCCTCTCCGTTTCGTTCAGCGGTGAATCTTATATTCCCTGACGACGATATGCTTTTTGTTATACTTCTAAGGTCGGCTCTAATTGCCGTATCTTCTGGAATTCTCAAGTTTTTATCCTCGAAACCAGCCCTTACAGGGTATGCCATTCTTTCTTTTGTGGTTGATGTGAAACTTACCAAGTCAACCTTATAGCTTCCAAACTTTGCTTTTGCGTCATCACCCCATCCTATTCCTATGCCAGTGTAATCCATTGAAATCCTTGTAAGCGTTGTGAAATACGGCCACAGTATTTTTTCTTGTTCTGGTTTTGGCATATTTTTTAAGGTGATTATTTTCCTTGTGTATCGCATCTCCCCTACTACTTCTATTATCCATAGCACTGTCAGGTCATGCTTTCGCCCAATGTCGAGTCCGCCGTAAAGTCGTCCTCGCGCTTTATCTAACTGCTCCATGTCGTATTCCCATGATATACCTCCCGTATATTCGCAGCCTGTGATTAGTTGGTAATCCAAAAATGCTGCGTCGTCATCTTCTGGTATGCACATGTACTCCTGCTGGAACGACTCTTCGTCTGGCATCCCATACTTGATGAAATCGTAATATCTGGCCTCGTCCATCGTCTGTCGTTCGTCGTCGTTTGGTAGCGACTGTTGTAGCCGGTGTAGAAATCCCTGGTTTAGCGCGTCTTCCAGTGTTACCCGGTGCAGGCTGATCTTTTTTGGGTTCCCACGTTCTTTCACTTCTCTGATTAGATCGTTGAAGTAGTTTTTGTTGCCTCTTTGGCTTGAGATCACCTCCATGCTCCCCCCCCATGTTATTCCTGGATACGTAATCGCCCACAGTTTTCTTGGGTCTTTGTGTAGTGCAAATTCGTCCAGCACTCGCCCGCCTCGCTTGCCAGCTTGGGCATCTGGGTTGCTACTCATGCTGTTTATGCGTCGGCCATTGGTGAATTTAAGCACGTAGGCTGTGGTGCGCTGTTCTGGGTCAACGACCTGTTCGCCCATATCCTCTGCTGCGAGTTGCAACATCCTCGCCCACATCATGCAATCTTCAATAAACAGCTTTGCCTGTATTTCGTCTCGGCTACTGATCCACTGGTCATTGCGTGCGCCTTGCCGCGCTGTCCGCTCAACTACCGCATATGCGGTGCCCCATGAGATACCGATTTGCCGTGACTTTTCCATCAGCTTTATACGGCTGCTATCCTTGACCCACTTTGCTTGATATGCCAGCAGTAGTGCGTTTGGCTTGTTTGGTAAAATTTTTGCGCAGCCCTTGTATTTGGGCTGCACCTTTGTGTTACGCGCCATTAGGCGATTCCCATTATTTCTCGCCGGATAAGTGCCAGGGTAGCATCTGACACCCCGCCACTTCGCGCCATGCGTTCCACGGCGAGCGCAGCCGCTTCGGCTTTGGTGCGCACCTCCTCTTGCCAGCGTTTTTGACTCATAGCCGCACGCCCAAGATCGCTCGCAGCTTTTGCGGATTGCACGACAACCTTCAGTCTTTCGAATGCGTCTTCTGTTTCTTTTGCTTTCGATAGCATAAGCAGTGCATCGAAAAGGTGTGACTGCACCAGGCTAATGACTGCCGCTGACCTCTGGTCTTCCTCGTCTGGCATTGCCTCCGCTATTTGTCTCGCAGCCTCCGTGCTTGTTCTAATACGCGCTAACTGCTCTTCTAACTTTTTCCCGTAGCTGCTTAATGATGACCTCGGTATTTCAATCCCGTAGTCTTTCAGGATTACCCCGGCTAATTCTTCATATCCGCAGAACCCGTTTTTTATTAGCATCGTGTCGATTTCCTTTCGAGTCTCCGGTGTCATTTCAGTCCATCTTGATTGGTGCGCCATAAATGCCTCTCTCTCCAAATTTTAAGCTTTTCTCATATCTTCAGCGCTTTAGCTAGAGTCAGGTTGCTTAGCCAAGAATTAGCTGCTGTTTTCCCTAAAATCCTTCTTTCCACCCACTTACAATCACTCTCTTTTTCCGCCTTATTCCATATTCTTGCATATTCATTTCGTACACGTTCTGCCTTGTCTCCTTTCAGCTTTAGCTCTTCCAGCTTCTTTCTGATTTTCCATTCGTCATCCCATTCTGCGGTTATTATGTATTTTCTTTCCGCCACTTGGCCAGTCCCTCTATCTGTGCCCGGCACTGGTTATATAACCGCGATACGTCAGCCGCCCATTCCGCTACCGCGTGCTCACTTGCAAATCCAGCGGGATCGGGGGTAACGGCGGGGGGACTTCCAGCAGGATGCTGGGCGGCATTGGGCAGGGCGCTGGGATTGTTGAGCAGCCTTGCAGCATCGCCACTAAGGCAAGCGCGGGTGCGGCTAGTAACCTCAGCCAGTTTTTTCTTCGTTGCATCTCTGGTTTCCTCTGCTGATTTGGTCTTGCTGCGCCACTCTGTCAGCGCCTCGTCTGAGGCTCTAGCTGCGACCACCAGGCTCTCGGTATATGTTGCCACCTCTTCTGCTCGTGCTTTCGCCAGGCGGGCAATCTGAGCGTCGTGGAGGGCTGTTAGGCGCTGGTGCTCACCGTAAGCGCCAAGTGATAGGCTGACGAATATGACTGCGCCTAGGATGTAGTTGTCCATATCGATCAGGCAAACCACCTCTTAATCCTCAGATATTCTGTAATTACTTCGGCCCATCCTAGTGTTATTAGCGCCTCACACAACATGCTATCTGCGAGTTCGTGCGCTACTTCAGGATCATTGCTTTCCTGTAATTTTCTCAGCTTATCAATCGCTTCTTTCTTTGTCATTCGTAGTCCTCCTCAAATTGCGCTTAGGATGTAGTTGTCCATCATTTTTATACATATTCGAGTCCATATATCAAGTTTTCGCCTAAAACTGCACATATGCTCATCTGCAATCCCCTTAAATTGTCATTCGCAATCCTCCTCAAATAGCTTTCGCTCTCTCGCCCTGCGAAATTTCAACCCTCGCCCGCCTTTTATCCACCTGGAAAACTCAGACGCCGCGCCGTGACAATCGCCCGCATTGAGCTTGCGCACAAGAGTGCTGGCGCAGAACGCAACCTCACCGATGTTAAACGAGATGCTGACCAGCGTGTCGAACTGCTGCTGGGTGATCGGGTGCTTGATGCACCTCCAGACCGCACGCTCGAAAACTCTCGCATCCTGAGCTAACAGCGCTTCACACTCGGCGCTGGTTTTATAATCGTGCGGCCTGACCCTGCGTTGCCCGCTTGCCATGCCGGTGTGGCCTACGCATATCGTCCAGACCTGTACCGTGTCCAGGTAAGCCCTGTTGCGGCTTCCCTCTTCCTTGGTCACGAAGGCCACCCCAGCCGCTGATAGGGTCAACCCCGCTGCTGCCGCGATGACGTAGCGCCTATTCGCTTGGGGTTTCATTTTTATTCATGGCTGTTATACCAGCCTCTTATGGAAATCAGACCCCGTAACGTGGGGCATACGGTTTATCACGATGGGTAGGGTTCCAGTTCTGACTGTCATTTTACACCCGAGGCTAAATGGGTGTTTTTGCCAGTGCTTTCCTGGTGGAGGTTTGCCATCGCTAAACTGCTGGCGTTATTCGCGCCACTGGGCCAGCTATAGCGCAACGAACACTTTTTAGTTTATCACCTTGTTGTCTTCTTGCCTCTAGGTATTCGGCTCTCTCCTCCTCTGACAGGAGGATTAACACTTTATGCGGGGCTATTACTTTTTCCCCGGTGTGAAACCACGCGCTCCCAAAGTGCGGGCTATCAACCCATGACGCGCAAATGTGCCCTTCTGAGTCTGCATATGCCGATACGTATTCCATTTTCATTGTCCTTCCTGTTCTCTCAAATATTGAATCAATTCATCAGCATCCGTAAATATAGGCCCTCTTGAATTATATCCAGCCCACCAGGCGTCTAGTGACGAAACCATCATCCTGTCTGCCCCGGTCCAGTCTGCATCTGCGTTGCAGGCTTTTGCTATTAGCTCTTGCATTTTCTTTCCTCGTTTTAAGTTGTCGAACCCGCCTTCTGAGTTCAGTTTAGCTCGTTTTCCTAAATTTGCTTCTGTTTTGCCCTGGCCTCTGCAATTTTTTTCATAGCCCTGTTGAAGCAGTCGGCTGATCTTGGGTCTGCGTCAAACGCTTTTCGCATTGTTTTTTCTCTCTCTTTCTTAAACCTTTCTGATACCTCAACCTTAGTTTCTATTTTTTTCTCAGTCTGGCCTCCGTTGATTGTCTGCCCTTCTTTGGTTGCGGTAATCAGCCGCATTGCGTATCCGATTTCGTTTTTGATTCCTCCCTTTTTAATTCTGTCAGCAAGTGTATGGATGATCTTGTTGCAATCAATGCTCCCCAGTCCGCTTTTTTTAAGCTCAACCTCAAGGCTTCCCCTTACCTCATCGCTTATTCCGCTTTGCCATTCTAAAAACAAAGTCGTCGTCGATCTCCCTTCTTGATCTTTGCTTAGAAGACGATTTTCGTTTAGGGGAGATATAAGAGGGGGGGTCTGGGGGGGAGAAAGAAGAGGGGAAAAAGGGGTTTGTCCCGGGACATTTTCGCATTTGTCCCGGGACATGTCCCGGGACATTTCCGCATTTGTCCCGGGACATTTCATGATTTGTTCTTGCACATGCCATTGTTTGTCCATGGATATTTCCCCATTTATCCCGGGACATGTCCCGATTTGTCCCGGGACATGTCCCGATTTGTCCCGGGACATGTCCCGATTTGTCCCGGGACATGTCCCGATTTGTCCCGGGACATGTCCCGATTTGTCCCGGGACATTTGCCTCTGCCTTTGCTTTTTCAGTCTCTCATTATTCCTCACCCTGTAAATTTCCGCCTCTATTGCATGTGCTGCCCCTTCTGCCAGTGCCTCTTCTACGCAGGCTACAGCGACTGCTATAACCTCTGCGCTCGCACCAAGGCTGTTTAGCTTTTGCACCATCCAGCCGATTCCGCTCATGTCTTCTTGCCCCTCTTTTTGGCCATCAACGACCAATCAAAGTCTGGCATGACTTCTTCCCTTTTCACTGCCCCGCCTGTTTCTTTTTCGATTAACAGCGCATCTTTCACCGTGAACGACCTGTTCCCATCAAGCATTTTGTTCAGGTAACGCAGCGGTCTTCCAATCTTTTGTTCAATCCGCTTAATCTCTCCTCGCGGCATTGTTTTGAAATATTCTCTAGGATTCATGTCATTCCCCTATCATTAAGCCGGACTTTCGCCCGGCTTCCGTCGTTTCTAGTAATTTATTGATACAGCAGGTATTTGGCCTTTTATGATTGCCGTCAGCACCGCTATAGCCTGCGCCGGTGTAAGCCCCGTCGTTTCTATTAGCGCTGAAGCTGCCATTCTGTTTATTTCACCTTGGTGGCTCCGGTCTTCTGCCCGCTTTCTATCCTCGTTTTCCTTTCTCATACGCTCAGCCTCGATCTTTTCGCGCTCCTTTTTCTCGGCTTCCGCTATAGCTATACGCTGTCTATCTTCAGCCTCAATTGCTGCGCGTTTCCGCCGCTCCTCGGCCTCCACAGCCTCACGCTGCCGCCGTTCCTCGGCCTCAATTGCTGCTTTTTCTGCATCCTTTTGCCTGCGCACAGCCTCAATTGCTGCGCGTTCTGCGTAAATCTGCCTCTCTTCTGCGTCCTTCTTTGCCTGCACGTCCCGCAACCTTTGCGTTTCTATCTGCCTTTCTGCTTCCAGCTTCGCTTTTTCCGCCGCTTCCTGCCTTATTCTCTCCTCACGCTCAGCCGTTTCCCTTTTTTTCGCCTCTTCTTCATCTAATCGCTTCCTTTCTTCTGCCTCTATTTTCAGCTTTGCATGTTCTTCTGCCAGTCGCTCACCTATCACCGCAGTCCTTAGCGCTAATTCTATGCGCTGCACTGCTTCTTCCTTTGCCTGCTGCACCATCTCGGCCTGGCTATTGTTAAGGTTTCCCGGTATCTGCATGCCAATGATTTCATTTAGCCGCAGTTCAATTGCGCTTGATTTCTCGCCCATTACTACCGGTGCCGACAGCTTCTCAAGGAGCTTATTTGTGCATAGCTCATTCTCAGCTTCCTTAGCCTCCCAATCTGTTAGCGGCTTTCTGACCTCATCTTTTACCGCGTCCATTCGGTCCCTCATTCGCTTCCGTTCTGCGTCAACCTGCTTTGGTAGGTCTTTTAGCACTGTAACGTAGTCCTTACCAAGGCCATCGAGGTATGTTTTACTCCTCGCTACCTTGGCGGCGATGCTGGCTATTGCATCTCGGCTCTTTTTTGTCCTAATGTCTGGGACATGGCTTCGGGCTTCGACTTCTATTGCTACCAGTATTTTTTCAAGGCCGCCTGGCTTGAACAATTCCTGGAGCTGCGGATTTTCAATTGGTATGAGTTCTGTGTTCATTTTATCCCCTAAGCCCGGCTACTGCCGGGCGGTTGTTGTTATGTTAAGTCTGCGGCTAAGCCGCTCATTAACGCGAATGCGCGGCTAGTAGCCGCTACATCAACGGCGCAATAGGTCAGTATTTGCGCGAATTCACCCTCTTCAAATAGCCGTGGACAGTCTGCACCGCTAATCACCTGCTTTGGCCGTGGGATTCCCAGACCCTTGCAGACTGTTTCCAGCCCTATGAACATGTTGTCTCTGTTTTCCATGCTGAATGATTTGAACATCTGCATGGTGTCTGCTATCTGCACTGCCGCCTGTTCTCCTCGCATTGAGTGCTTAAAGATGAACGGTAACGCCATCCGGTGCCTGATATAGGCGTTTCTCAATTTAGGGAGATCGAACCCTCTGATATTGTGTCCCACTAGGATCGTTTCCGGTCCTGTCTTTTCGTCAAGGATGTGGCGCAACCTCATTAGCATCCCCTTTTCCGTATTCTCCTGGCGGCATTCCCAGCCATTTAATTCTGCACTTCCTGGCATTCCCGAGATCATTAGCCCATTAGTTCCGTTAATCATTCCTACGCATAAAATTGGCGAAGAATCCAACAGCGCACCCCTGTCTTTTATTTTCTCTTCCGCCTCGGCTCGCCTTTCCTCTATTTTGGCCTTGTCTTTTATATTCCCAGGCGGCTTCCATCCTTCTAGCGCCGCCTCAATGTCTGCTTTCGGCGCGTTTCCTGTCTCAATATCGAAGCACAGCCATTTTGCTGCGCCTTCCTGCCCTTCTGTTCCTAGTATCATTTTTACTTTCTCCACCCGTTGTTATTGTTTCCGCCGTTGCCCCAGCCACCACCACCGCCGCCGTTGCCCCACGTTTTTTGCGTCGGCTTCCAGGTGTCCAGCGGATACCCCGCTTGGCTAAGCTGCTGCACCAGCATCATTATGGCTTCCGGCGATCCTGCACACGCTGCCGGAAAGCTCAGATAGACCCTCAGCTTCCCAGCCGGAGTTTCGAGACTTATCGGTATGGATACCCCGGAAATCTCAGCAATTGCCGCCGCCTTTGGCTGGCTCCATCCGCTGCCAGCAATAGGCTGCTGCACCCCGTGCGTTGCGTTCGGCTGTCCTGCAATGCTAACCTGGCTCAGTAGCGCTTGCAGCGCCGCCAATTGGCTTGCTTGATCTGTGCTATCATTCATGGCTCTAGTCCTCGTTGTTTGCTCCCCGGCTTAAATGCCGGGGCTTTTTATGCTTCCCGTGACGCTTCTCTGGCAAGTGCGGCTTGGTGCTCGCATTCCCAGTGTATGTCTTCCAGATCGCTTAACAGGTTTAGTGCTTCCACGTCCCTCCTAAGGGATTTTAGCTTCACCCCTAAAGCTTTTTCTGTCTCGCATATCAGCTCTAGCATGTAGGTCTGTCTGTTGCTGAATTCCTCTAGGCACTCTGTTGCGTTCATGCTGCCACCCTCTGATTTATTAGCTTCAAGATCACCTTGTTTAGGTTGTCTTCCGCTCCTGTGTCTATTGCTTCTAGCGCTTCCTTTGTCTTTCGCATCGTCACGCCTTCCCTGTCTTGAATCCGTTCAATTATTACCATCATGGCATCCTTGTGCCGTTCAAAGTTCTCAAGGTCTTCGATTAAGCTGACTATGTTCATGCCTCTACCCCCTGATTTTTCTTTGCGATACCCCGGCTTTTTTCGGCTCTGAAAACAGGTATACCCCGGTTGTAAAATTCCTCTATGTTTCTGCCCTTCGGGATGTCGCTTTCCCTTATTATGTATAGCACTACCCCTGCTGGGTCGCCTTGTATGTATGCCGTAAGTCTCTTATGCTTCCCTATTATTCCTTCCAGCTTTTTCATAGCCTCTGCCTCCATATCTGCCACTTTCACCCATGCGCTTCCGTCGTCTCGCACCCAAAATGGCATATTTGTATTCTCTTGCCTTTCTATATGCCCGCCGTCAGTACCGACCTCCAATTGCTTCCACTTTCTCAGCCTCATTGATATTTTTGCTAGTTCTTCTGCATCTCTCGTGCTTACTCCCTCACTTTTAAGCAATTGCGACACCACATCCCTTTCTAAAAACTCTACCTTCATGCCTTTTATGTTCATTTTCTTACCCTCGGTTGTGCCCCTTGCGGGGCAGGTTGCTTTTTTACTTAACTCTTACCCTTACCTGCATCCTATTCGGATTACCGTACCAAACGGCACAGTAGTCTTTGTCGTTTACCTGGCTGAATGCGGCTTTTTTTGCTTCCATTTCAGTCTTGAAATAGGTCAGAACGTCGGTTTTAGTTCTGCTTAGCGTCGCTTGTGTGTAGTACACTTTTCTTCTCCTCGGTTTTTCCCCTTTCGGGGCGTTTTTTCCTTAGTCGCAATCTCCGGCTATCTCCCAAAAATGCTCTAGCGACTCTAATACCCTGGCATTTTTTTCCTGGAATTCTTCCCATGTGCACCTTATTTCAGGTTTGTTTTCCCATATCCATTCAGCTACCCGCGCCTCTTGTGCATCGCATTCAAGGCCAAATTCTGAGGCCCATTGCCTTGCGTCGGTGTAGCTTTCTAACTGCATGTATTTAGTTATCATTCTCGTATCCTCGTTGTGTTGATTAGGTGGGGCTATATCACACCTTTCCACCACATCATTGGGGCATTCTTCGGCCCGCAGTATTCGCTGCTGCACGGCAGCCAATCTCGGGCAATCCCTGCCCTAGGGCGCGGCCGCCACTGCGCTGGAACTAACACGGCAGGGCGGTTCTCCCCGTCCGGGGTTCGGCTGAATAATTCCACTCGGGCTTCACGGCCCGAGAGGAACTGGTGGGTGATTTTTACTGTTTTCATTGTCCTATCGCCCCACCCAGGTATGCCATAACCCTTGTGATTCTTGCCCAAGCTAAATCTTCAAAACCGCCATTTAGCTCCTCAAGGAGCCTCTTGGCTACATAAACTGAATCTATTGTCGTCACCGCACCACAAGAGGCGACAACAACCTTGCTTTTGTATATCGTTGCCGATATATCGCCCTTAGTTATTTTTTTCATTTTTCTACCCTCAATAGCGCCCCTTTCGGGGCTTGTTTTAGCCGGGTAATCCCCCGGCATTTTTTCTTACATCACCGCAATGCCGTTTGTGTACATCTCGTCCACTTTCCGACCTTCTCTTATGTCGCCTGGTCGGATTATGTAGAGGGCGCACCCCCGTGGATCGCCTTGCACATATGCTATTAGCTCATTGTGCAAGCTCATTATTTTTTCGAGCTTCCCCAGCGCCATTTTTTCCCGGTCTTGGATTTTAATCCGTGCCTGGCTGCCTTCTCTCTTCCAGAATGGTGTGCCCGTGCCCTCATCCCGCTCAATACAGCCGCCATTTATTCCGCATTCCATTGCGTGCCACCGGCTTAACGCCTTAGATATTAGTCGCAGCGATCTGCATTCACATGGGCTTATGCCTGCATTGCCTAGTAACCTTTCGGTTATTTTCGCGTTTTTTTCGTTGCTGCTCATGGTTCTAACCCTCAAATATGCCCCTTGCGGGGCGTTGTTTTAGCCGTGGACGAGCGTTATTTCGAACGCCCATCCGTTTCCGCCTGCCCACAAGAGCAGACCCTTTTCTCCGGCCGCTTCGATCCTTTCCTCTGTCCTTCGCCGTTCTTCCGGCGTCCTTACGGGTACCAGAAGCCGGTCGCCCACCGCAGACCATACTTCTACGCTGTCCGCGTAGAGCACCCCCCCAACCTCTACCGGTCTGGCAAATTCCCCTGCATTCAGCGGGCCTTGCTCTATCGCTTCCCATTTTTCGAAAACCTCCTGGAATGCCTCCTGTAGCCTTTGTGTGTTTGCCTTGTCGGCGGCAAACCATAGCGCGGCAAGCCGCCGCTCAAACTTTCCGCCGCCAGTCATCATATGCATTGTGCTAGTTTTCATTGCTTAGCCCCTCGATAGTGCCCCTTGCGGGGCGTTGTTTTAGCCCTTCAGGTCAATTCTGTTTTTCATCGGCTCGAACCCTTTCAGGTTCGTGGCCCTTACCGCCGCCCGGGCAATTAGCCCGGCATCCCACCGGCCTGGCGCGATAGCGTGCCAGGCATCCCAGCGGAAGGGCTGCGCCTCGGCCAGTGCCGAGTACCAACCTTCACCCCCTGTTACTAGCAGCGCATCATGCGCATTCTCGAAGCTATCTCCTGTTGCGCGGGCAATAATGCCCGCCACTACGTTTGCGGTTCCGCCCCCGGCGGAAACGAAGAATCCACCGTGCTTAGCTGCGCACGCAGCTATGCAGTGGAACTTTGCCGCAGCTACCATTGTTGAAGTTTTCATTGCTCTAACCCCTCAATAGCGCCCCTTGCGGGGCGTTGTTTTAGCCTTAGCCGTTTTTCTCTTCTTTTTCCGCATTGACCTTCTCGATCTCTTCCCACTTCAGGAATAGATCAGGAAAGGCCGCTTCCAGCTTATTCGTGTTAGCTCCATCAGCCGCGAACCATAGCGCGGCTAGACGCCGCTCGAATGTTCCGCCGTCGGCCGCCATCGTGTTCACTATGCTCATTTTCATTTTTGGACCCTCGTGTCGGCTAGGGGGACATCCCCTAGCTCGTCTTGATTATCTCAAATGAGATAACAGAAGTCAACTATTACCGTAGCCCCTTCCATATCCTTATGAATCTTGCGATTTTCTGAATCGCGTTTGCGATCCTTGGCCGCTTGTAAATTACCCGCCACACTCTCAGCATGATGTAGTGCTTAGGCCATATTTTTTGCCTTGCCTTTTTGGCAAGGTGCTTTGCTTTTTTTGCCCAGCGCATGTCTGCGTTACCTACAACTGCTATTTTCTCGTGCAGATCAAGCCACCTTTCCAGAATTGTCTTTTTTTTGTCCATTTCGCACCCTTCGCCTTTCATTAAAAGCCGCCTTGGGCGGGCGAAGCCCGCCAGCCCGAAGCCCAAACGCCACCCCCGGCGGGCGACCACACGACCGGGCCAAACCCCGGTACCGAAGCCGGAAGCACCCCCGCCACCGGATCGGGAAAAACCACAACCGGCAATCCGGCGGCAAGAGCAAGCCGCACCGCCAGCCAAGACCCGGAAGAAGCCCCCCGCCCAGGGAAAGCGACCAAGGCGGAAGCCGAACCCACAACGGCGGCAGTTCGAGCGCCAAGGCGCGAGCACACCGGCACGCCAAGCCCGCCACCGGCGAGCCAGGCGACCGACCCGCCAGCGCCAGCAACCGCGAGCACCCCGCCCACGTTGGAAAGCCCCGGCACCGCGCCAGCCCCCGCCGGGCCAAACACGGCAAAAACCCGCAAGGAACCCACCGGCACGGATCGCAGCGCCATGGCATCGACGCCAACGGCGCACCCAACGGCGACCACCCGCCCCCGGATCGCAATCGCCCGGCACACCCCCGCCACATCGGCCCGCGACCCGCCCCGCGCCCCAACCACAGCCACAACCCCGTCCGCCACCGCCATCCCCGCCAAAAACCGGAAAACCTAAGAAAAAAACTATTAAAAAAAAGAACGCCTGCCCTGTTAAATTTTTTATTGGTGTTGTCAAGGGTCTGCGCGTTTCGCGCCGGGCCTTGCCCGCCCTTGATAATATCAATAAAAAATTTCATGATTTGGCGTTCTCTTTTTTAATGCTTTTTCGGTGTTATTGGTTCTTAATCAATCAGAGTTTTATGGCTATTTCTCCAAATTCTCGGCGGTGCGCGAAGCGCTGCGCCTTCTTTCTGCGGTTCGTTTGTCAACCGTTCTTGCAGCTTAATCTGTGCGCGTTAGCGCTGAGATTAAGCCTCAATGCCGCTACGCTGTCCGGCTCATTTCGGCGGTCAGAATTTCATCGGTTCCTGGGCTACGCAGCCAAAAAAAGGGGGGCGACCCCCCCCAAGTTTTAGACCGAGCCACCCCAGCCGATTTCAAGGGCGGAAGCCCCAGTGGGGGCAGAGCGCGAAGGAGCTTGCCATCTTAGAAAGACCCCGGCGGGTGGTGGCAGCACCGGAACCGACACCACGAACAGCGAAGCCCCCGAGGGGCGAACCACCACCGGGAAGGCGACCCGGTTAGACCACACTGCGGCGAACCGCAGCGCCACCGGCAGCGATGCGAACCCAGCGACCGCAACCCAGCCCGAGCCAGAGCGGTCCGAAGACCGCACCCAGCAACCGACAAACGAAGAACCGGCTTTTTTAGCGGAAGCCCGAACCAAAGACCACGAAGAAGGAACCACAACACACACTCCACAATAGAGCGGGCACGTCACCCGCGCCTTTCAATAAGCAAGGGAAAGGTTCCGCTGTCACCCGCCCTTTGGGCGGGGCGTAGGCTTCCGGAGCAGTCGCTTTTAGCGACTTGACAGTGGAAAGGGTTGCCCTTGCTATACTGGGAAAGGCGGCGGCGTGCCTCTTACGGTGATTCAGCGTTCAGGCCGGTGCCGCGACTTGTCGCATGTCGCACGGCGACATTATCGGGCTTGCGTTGAGCGTATTTGGCGTTGGTATAAGCTCATCCCGCCTATAGGCGGGAAGGGACTGCCACTTGACAATAATATTGATTTATATTGACTTTATTCGCAATCCTCATGGCTATCCTATTCGCCCTTATCTGACTGGCTAGATAAGAGTATAGGCATATGGCTAATTGCTTTATTAGCGTATATGTAGTCGTCATCGCATGTATCGCAAAATCTTAACTGTTCATCTATGCGAGTCGTTGAATCAAATCATTCAAATCATTTTGTAGTGCCAGATATAGCTTTGCTTGCAGCGCTAGATACATCTGTGGATACAGTGTTGGATACAGTGTGGAATGCAGTGTCAGATGTAGTGCTATATGCAGCTTCGCTTGTAGTGCCAGATACAGTGTGTGATGCAGCTCCCTATGTAATTAGCACTAAATTAGTATGCCATTCAGTGCGTAATGCGGTGCTAGATGCTGTTCTTGATGCAGGCGCAACTGCGCTTTGCCGATACGCGCCACGGTGGGGGTTTACGCTCGCTCGAAGTGGTGGCGGTGGCGCGACACGTCGCATGGCGCAACGCGCCATTAGCGGAAGTGATGCAGGCGCAACTGCGCTTTGCCGATACGCGCCACGGTGGGGGTTTACGCTCGCTCGAAGTGGTGGTTTTTGGGCTTTATGTTTGCCCGAGGTGCATATGCGATTCGATATGCGATATGCGATTCATCCTGGCTAGTTGAAAATCGGGTCAATGACGCATGAATTGCACAATATATTGTGGTATTGCACGAGGTTACACACATAATGTGGTATTTGCAACTGCCTCATCCCTTTGAATCCGATTTAATCCTTTTCATTCTTGCCTATATTACCTATTGCTTCTTTACTGGCTCTCGTCTTGTCCTTTTATTTGATATTTTTTTCCTTTTACTTCATATTATTCTTGCTATTCTAGGTTTTTGTATTTCCTTTATTATCTGCATCCCTTTGTCTTCATTGTCCTTTTTGTTTTATTACTAGCACCCGACCGATCCGCTGCCTATTTTGAATAGGCATTTAGCTACCGCACATCATTCTCCGCACTCAAAGGAACTCATATCCCGAGTGCCTAACTCGGTGTCACCATCGTAAATCACGATGGTTGGCACCCCTTCCCGGCACTCAAGTACAACTCTGAAATCCTGCGTGCATCGGGGCGCGTTGACGGAAGTGTCACCTTGGATGAGTATCTCGATCTCAGTCGGATCAATCGGCACTTCGCCGACGACGAATTCCGACCCTGCTGGCACTCCATCTGTGGTAATCAGCACCCCGCATACGCCTGCAATTGGCAGCAGATCACCCGACCAATCCGCGTAAACCTCGGTTGCGGTTGCGGGTATTTGGCCTGCATCTACCCCATTGATTATTATGTGCGGCATTACTGCGGGTGGCGCAGTGCTCCCATCCTCGGCAGTTGGCGTAAGCGGGTTCATTCGCAGGCTCAGGCTTGCATCCCTTCCTGTTTGCAGGCTGGTTGGCTTGAGCGGATAACGGGTTATTTTCATACGATGATCTCCGCTAACTGGCTGGCAAAACCGGCTCGCTCGATGAGTAGTTGATGCGGCCCACGGGCAGCCGCAAACTCGACCTTGCCTGCATTATCTGTGCGGCGAGTAACAACACCATCCAGGGTAACATCGGCGGCTACGAGTGGCGCACCGGCAGCATCTGATAGCTGTAACGTGATGGTGCCATTTGAGTGACTTGCTGCCACATTGGCGGGCACCACCGGGTAGTAGCCCTCTGCCACCCGCACTAAGGATACCTGTGGGGTTACCCCCAGCGGCTGCATTAGCGTAATCCGTTGCACCCCTGCATCGTAATCCTGCTCGATGGCGGCCACATGCGCCGCGCCACTTATAGGACACGCAGATAGTTGCACATCTAACCAATAGCCTGGCAGCACTATTTCGCTATATCTGGCGCTCAGGTTGGCAGTCGTGTTCAGGCTGTAGCCTGGTCGCCCTAGCCACTGAGCCGCCTTTAGCCCTACCTCCAGTGCATCGCGTGCCCGCACCAGCCAGGGCAACTCCAACACCAATTCGGTATCTGCATCATTTCCTTGCACGCTTAGCTCGATTGCCCCGCGTGCATCGCCTATCTCAGCATCTTGGGCATAGGTAGCTCGCACTAGCCCCACTGGCTTTGGCAGCAGGCTTGCCCGCCAATCTTCGACTAGCACTACTGCGCTATTGGCAATCTCGCCCAATACGGGCAGGGTGTGACTCGGTGGCTCAGCCCAGCGCTCTACAAGCCCCGTGCTTGAACCGGGCACCCAGTCCCAGCCCACCGACTCCACCACCGCACGAACGATGCTTTGCAGCGACTCCTGCTGCGTAATCACCCCGGCTACTGGATATTCCGGCAGGCCAAGCCAACGACCGCCCAATAAATCTCCAAGCACTCCAGCAGCGGACTCGATCAGCTCGCCGTTTGCCGACATCTTTCCGCGCAGCTCTACCCGTAAATCCTCGCCATCGCCAAGCGGCTTAACCAACTCGATAAACGCCACAGTGCGCCCTGAGCTATCTGCTCCATTGTAATGCCGATAATCCAGCGCGGCTTGCTGGTTGCGATACACTGCATCCACCCCTTGAACTGCATGATCTGCCAATACAAACAGCGTGCGGCCTACATTGTATTCCAGGGGTTTAACGGCGCATCGGCCATAGGCCAGCGGGATCACTTCTTTGGCTCGGTATGCACCCCATACCGTTGTTTCGCGCAGGTTGATTTTTTGGGTATAAGGCACGGAAGCGCTAGATTTTTCAAGGTTGAAGGTTATGCCTTCCTGGGTGATTTCCAGCCCTGAAACTGCCCCAGCGAACAGCACCCGTGCGCCGTGCGTTAGCCTAGCCGGTGCGCTCATCAGCGCTAACTGCGCCAGTAGTGCAACTAAACGCGGGCTATTTGAGCAATTTATTGAAGTGCTTGGGTTTTCGCCTGATTCAATCCTTATAGCCCCGATCTCATTGATAGTCTGAAATGCCAGATCAGTTTCAAGGTATTGCCGCTCAGACTGGGCATCGAATAGTTCTATCTGTGGGGTTGTAGCCAGGTGCAGGCGCATTACAGCGGAACCGACACCAAATCAAATTTCATGCCATCGTAAGTCCCGAATTTACTGATTTCCAGGCTATC